AAGGTACAGCTCCAGCAGAAATTCAAAACTTATTTAGAAAGCATTGGTGCCAGAAAAGGTGCTTGCACCGGCCCAGTGCCGGCTGTGTTGGGTTCGCTGATCAACAGAAATCTATCAAGTGCCAAGTGAAACATGGCTATTTACGAGTTTGCTAGCCAATTGAACGAGACTCCGAGAACTTCTCGGCCAACTCCGGGACCGGAGTTGAATCCGCATATTTCTCCAATGCCACCGTCGGTTTTCCAGCTTAGCGACGTGCAGCAGGGACGCAGTAAGATATATGGTAATCCATTAGGTGCTGAACCGGACTATGCTGAGGAATTCCTTATTCCTGGATTTTGGGCACTCGACGAAGCTATGAAGACATATTGGTCGGGGTTGAGAGTTCCCACGAAAGATTCCTATAGATTCATGCGAGTGAAGGTGGCGGGTGGTGATAAAAGCATATTGATCTGGCGCGATCAACTGCAAAATGGTCGCGTTAGATTTCCGGTCGCGTCTTTGAATCGAGGCGGACATGAATTCAATAAAGAAAAATTTAGTCCTCCGATTTTGACCATGCAACGCAGATATACTAGTAGTCGGATGGATAGGGTGGCTCTTGTCCGTCGTCCAGTACCGTTTTTGGTGAAGTATACGCTCACGGTCTGGTCGGCTTGGAAACGTGATGCTGATTATATCCTATATCAGGTGTTGACAAGGTTCAATCCATTAGCCGAGTTTGTGATGTCTGATGGCCATATTCAAGGTAGCGTTCAATTGCGTTTTGAAGGGTCGTCGGATGTGAGCGAAAAAGAGGTTGGGTTCGATCAGAAAGCCAAGGTGCGTTATGAGTTTTCGATGACTGCTGAGGCATGGCTACCGCTGCCTGAAATTGTTGTACCAACTATATTGGGCCGTGTGACTATGGTTCGCGACAATGATAGCGGTTATCCTTTGATGGCTGCCCGTGGTAAGGGACCATATTTCCAGCCGGTCGGCTAAAGCGGTCAATTGGTAAATATATAAGGCCAGTATTCTCAGACCGAGGATTACAATGAAGCGCATCAAGCCTAAAGACGCTGGACATACGATACAGGTTTACAATCGTAGTCGCCAGATGATACCGTTGCAAGTAAAGCCTCCGGGGGGTGATTTCTTTTTACACGAACAGACAGTGTACTTGCACCCTGGCAAAACTGTCCGATTGCCCAAGAGCTTCGTTAACGAGAAACAGATCAGTAACCTGCAAGCACGGCGGCAGATCCAGATACTGAACGATACCGAAGTCGCCAGCGAATTAGCTAAGTAATTATAACATCCTCGGGTGTCGGCAAATCTATTAGTAGCTGAACTAGCTACTAATGGAGAAAAACGATGCCAACATTTCTATCTCCCGGAGTATTCCCCAGGGAAATCGACCTCTCGGTTAATGCCGGCAATGTTGGTCCATTGCGTCCGGTGTTTGTGGGAGCAGCCCAGAAGGGGCCTATGAATGTTCCCACTTTCGTGACATCGGCGCAACAAGCGATTGATATGTTCGGTAATCCGTTCCCTGAGAGCTACTTGATGTATGCTGTGTTGGCCTACATGGAAGAAGGCAACCAAGCGTACATCGTCCGAGTTGGTGTCGAATGTTTGGCGGGCCAAGCCAGTGAATTGGATGCTGTCTGTATCGATCTCTCTGGTGAAAGGAATAGTGGCTGGGGCCGTATAGCTCTGTTCACTGGTATCGATTACGGCCGTATCAACATGCGAGCGGTCGATAGTACAAACCCCATCGAGTTCCATGCAGCCAGTGTTGATGCATCGGACTTCACTGATGCCGATACCAGTGTAACTGATGGTCAGTCGAAAGCTAAATTGAACTATCTGAGCGCCGCTTACACCGGCTGTCTCGATGAGAACTACATTGTCTTGATCACTGGTGATCCAGATGATGGATTCGTGCTCAAGGGAGCTACCTACGAAGTAATCCGGAACAGCGATGATATGATTTGGTATGGTGTTCTGAATGAGTCGGGTACTGTTCCCGACACCAGCGACCCCATTGATATTGATGACGGGATTATATTCAATATCGAGGTCCTAGATGGTAGATTGGCCACGAACGACACATTGACGTTCGCTGCACACCCCGACAACAGAACATTCAATGTCGAGGTCGAAGGTGTTGCTTCGAACAATTATACTATAAACACAACTGGTGAACTCACTACCGCTACAGCTGTTGTGAATGCCATCAATGCTGCTGTATTTGGTGCGACGCCATTGGTGGGACCGGGTCCTATATATGCCGAAGATTATCAGGCAGTGGTTTACACTGACAATGATGGCGTGGAATTACCGGAATTCCGCACTCTAGTCAACGGCCACCGTATCCAGTTGATGTCTAGCTGTGCTTTTGCCGCTGAGGTTGGACTGCAATCGTATGCCTATGATATTCCACGTAGTTATCTCATCGGAACCGATATTGGGCCATTCACCATCACGTCGCAAAACAACCGAATCTCTATAGATGTGATCCCGGAAGCGGGAGCCACGACGAACGTTGTTTTCACCATACTGTCTGGTACTGGATTGACGGCTGAGATGATCGCGCCGAGCATCAATGCAGCTGGCACAGTCGGTGGTGTCACGTACTTTGAGTCGTTCGCGTTGACGGTGCCTGGTGGTGCTAGCCAGATTGTCATCGCCACGAATGCTATTTCGAACATGTTTGACCAGTTGCGAATGATGGCAAGCTACTCCAATCTTAAGACCTTGCGGTTTGCTGAGGAGATTGGTATTGCCTACCCATACACCCGCTCCTATCGTGGATTCTATGATGGGCGGTTGTCGTTGCCAGCAACTGGCGAACTCGATCCCGCTACACCACTCTCTTGTGAACTTTCCACCGGCGATTGTGCAAGCGACACTGCCTATTTCCTGGGCATTGTTGGTTGGTTTGTGGCTGTTACTCCTGGTACTTGGTCGTCTGGCTATAAGATCAGTGTCGAAATACAGACCGCTGGCCCAGGAGATCCGGCTGGTCGTTACCAGATCGCTGTGAAGGATAACAACAATGTTATCGCCGATTTGGTGCAAAACGTGAGCTTCGACAAGACAGATGCCAGATACATTGCCAACGTTGTCAATCCTGGTAGTGTCTACGGTGGCACCAACGGCAACGATTTCTACAACTGGGAAGAGCGTCCAGCGTTCCTGAACAACGACCCGACGGATACAACCACATATCAAGTGCGGCAACCGGCTCAGATCTATCGGGCACTCCGTGGTGGTGCAAACGGTATTCCGCTTGATCCAGCACTGTCGAGTGAATTGGATGCTGCTATCATTGGCAACCCCGATGATTCCACTGGTTTGTATTCTGTGCAGAATGCGGAAACCTTTGACATCAATTTGTTGGTGATTCCAGGTTTCTCTTCCGGTTCAGTTATCGGCCAAGGTCTGCAGTTGTGCCAAAGCCGTGGTGATGCATTGTATATTGTCGATCCGCCTTTTGGCCTTCGCCCGCAACAGGTTGTTGATTGGCACAACGGAATGTTGACTTCCGATTTTTCGAACGCAATCAATAGCAGTTACGGTGCTCTGTACTGGAGCTGGTTGAAAATCTACGACCAGTTCACTAAACAGGACCTGTGGATTCCGCCGTCCGGGCATGTTGCTTCGGTGTTTGCAAGAACGGCACGTGTTGCTGAACAGTGGTATGCTCCTGCTGGTCTACGACGCGGTCGCTTGCTGACGCCAATCAGCGTGGAGTACAACCCGAGCCAAGGTGAGCGTGATCTATTGTACGGTAGTGGCAATGCGGTAAATCCGCTGGTTGCTTTCCCGCAAGACGGTATCACGGTTTTCGGCAATCGTACGTTGCAGCGGGCTGATACGGCGCTCAACCGCGTGAACGTGCGGATGTTGCTGATTTACCTCAAGAAGAATCTCGTGCAGCTGTTGCGGCCATTTGTGTTTGAGCCGAATGACACGACTGCTTGGGCGCAAGTCAACAACGTGGTCAATCCGTTCTTGGCAGACGTTCAAGCCCGTCGTGGATTGGATGGATTCAAGTGCGTTTGCGACGGCACGAACAATACGCCGGAGCGTCGGCAGAGGAATCAGTTGTGGGTTTCGGTGTTCATC